GTTGCACCAAGCGGCCCGAGCGGCGTGCCAGGGGTGCCGTTGCTCATGTCGACCGGGTAGGATGTCGCGCCAAGTGGCCCCAGCGGCGTGCCAGGGGTGCCGTTGCTCATGTCGACCGGGTAGGATGTCGCGCCAGCTGGGCTGCTCCAGTCCACGACAGGCGCCGGAGGACTTGGAGGCGGGGGCGGAGGACTCGCCTCCGGGCTAGTGTCTTCTGCTCCTTGAGCGGCTTCTGCCCTCTCAGCAGCTTCAGCCGCAGCAGCATCAAATATAGGCGTCTCGGGGTACAAAAGGCCCGTGCCACCTGCGCCACCTGCGCCAACATCGCCCATTGTGCCAGGGGCCATGATCCCGCTGCCGCGCAAGAAAGCGCCTGGGCGTCCCATCACGGGGCGGCTGAGTATTTCTTGAGCCGCCAACACCGTGGGGTCTACTACATACTGGGGCGCAGTAATTTGCGCGAAATCAGACGGCGCATACGTAAAAGGCATGGGCTGGCCCATGCGCGCTAGCATTGCTTGAGCGTATTCCTCTTGTGTTGGATATAAAAGTCGCTCTGTACCAGTTGCTGCTATTCCCATGCTCAAAGTTCCTTGCTCATTACGTGCCAATGTGGCTCGTATCCCTCATCCTTCAAAAAGGTCTTTGACCAACCTTTACGGCCAGCCAGCGACACCCTAGTGCATCCCACCTGCTTGCCCCACGCCTCGATGTGTGGCCGCATCTGCTTGAGTTCGTCTAGGTCGCCGCCAGCCAAGAAATAGTGCAAGTCCTTGAGTCGCGGGTAGACAACGACCTCTGTGATCACCGCCGAGTTTGCGTTGGGCCAAAGCTGGTACCTGTTGGTTAGCACCCCAGCGGCAATGTCATCAAAAGTGTGTGTCCCTCCGGCGTATTCTAAAGCCGACTCCACCCATTTGCGACACCGAGCAAGCTCGGAAAACTGATCTGTCATAACGCGGTCGTCGATAAGTTGCCTGAGTTGTCAACTGTAACCGAGTACCGCGTCCCATTGGGGCTGGTCAAAATCAATTTGGCGGACGACACCTCGATGTCCTGACCGCGCTTCATGTTCTGGACGTCGGCCCGCTCCAGCAGGTTGCGCAGCTGCGCCTGATCCCGCAGGTCGTAGTCCTGGGCGGCTGACGGCAACTTCACCGGCGACCACCTGCCACGGCGTCAATGCGCATGGTGCCGACCCGCCAGTCGTCGTTGCTGGCCATCTCGATGCGCATCGCAACCTGACGGCCAGAGAATCGCACCGATGTCGGGTTGGCCATGCTGTACGCGCCAAACGTGGACTCGTCGCCGTTGGGGTAGTAGCGGGTCTTGAACTTGACCGTCACGTCGCCCTGCGTCAGCTCGTCGGGAATCAGCTCCCGCACGTTCATGATCTGGTCGCCGGTGCCGATTTGGAACGCGCCGCTCTCAGCAAACACCGTCGCCGAGTCGTAGTCAAAGCCGACCTCGTGCTCGTAAACGTAGCCGTCGCTCGAGACCATGAGCGGCTTGCTGTAGACGCCACGGTCGGTGCCGCAGGTTCTCGACAGCGTGCCAATGTTCCAATGGTTCTCGCGGTAGTTGTACGTGACGTAGCTGTCAACCTCCACGCTACCGGCGCTTGGGTAGAACCACCAGACCTCGCCAAATGCGCTGTTATGCACCGCGTATACCTTGCTCTGCTGGCCAATGTTGATGTTGCGGTAGACGTAGTCACCCACGTCGCTTGGCAACGGCTTGACGTAGCCGTCGTACATCCAAAACCCGCTGCGGCTCATCCAAATGGCCACCGCGTCCGAGACCACGGCCACCGACTGGGACGATATCAGCCCGCAGCCTGAGCCAATCTTCTCAAAGCTGTAGACAAACGGCTGGCCAACGTAGGTGGCCGTGTGGCAGTCCACGTCAGTCCACAGCAGGTGCAGGCCGCGCACGCGCTTGCCAGCCAAAAGGTTGCCCGGGGTTGACAGCTCAAAGTCACCCGCCTGGTTGGTCGTGCTCGGCGTCCAGTCGGTATTGTTCTCCTGGTCGCACCACTGCACCTTGCGTGGGTTACCGCCAGCGCCAAGGGCAAAGATAAAGCGCTCGCTTGTGCTCAAGATGGCGTTGCAGCCTGTTGGGGCGTTGGCAATCGCAGCGGCCACCGTGGGCGTGGCAAAGTCCAGTTGCCACTCGTACAGCTTGCCGTCTGTTGAGGAGCACCCGACCAGGTACTCGCCCCAGGTGTCTAGGCTCCACGTCGTCGCCGGGTCAAGGCTCGTCGTGTCGGGCCTGGCTACGCCGTAGGCAAAGTTGCCGTAGGTCTGGTACCCGTAGCCCAGCTTGGCTACGGCGTCAGCGTTGCCGGACGTGAACCCGGTCGGCGTAATGTCCTGCACGGTACCTGTCTGGTTCATGACGTACAGGCCGCTGTGCGTGCCTATACCGATCCAGCGGTCGCCGTCGTTGTCGCGCCATGTCAGCAGACCCCTGGCGCTGCCGGTGACGGTGTTGCTTGAGCGCTTACGCCAGCCGCCAATGGGGCGCAAGGTTTTTTCGTACCAACGCACCAGGTTGGCGTCGTACCACCGGCCAGCCGACTGGTAGTCGGTGCCGTTGCGGTACACGCCGGGTGGGACTTGCAGAGGTATCAGAGCCATTACCACTTCACCTTATCTGCCCAGTACGCCGCGCTCATCTTGCCCTTGGCAATGTTCTTAGCGTGCCTGGCCTTGAATGATTTGTTACGCGCAGAACCCTCCGGCGAACCCTTGACGCCCTGCTGCCCGAATCGAATGAGCTTGACCTGCTCGCCTGATTTGGCCAGCACGGCGTGGCTTTTCTTTGGGTGCGACGGCGTGCGCTTGGGCTTGTTGTAGCCGCTGAATGATTCGCTCCCGCGCTTGATCATTTCTTTGCGGCCCGGATGTTGTCAACCATGTTGGGGTAGGGTCGTCCGGCCTTCTTGGCCATGGCCTTGGCGCTGCGCTTTTGCCCGGCGCTCAACTTCTCAGGCTTGCCCAACGACTTGGGGCGCTTCTTGTCCCAGACTGGTTTTGCCTTTTTCATGCCGCCATCTCCAGTGCCTTTGCGGTGGTCTCCTCGTTGCGTCGAGTCCACCCCCGCCCAAACGTCTCAAAGGTGCTCAGTCCCTCGTAGAAGTCCTGGCGCATCTTACCCATAGCCTCAATTATCTCAGAGGGTTGGTACATTTTGACGGCCTGAATCGTCATCGGGCCAATCGCCCCATCCGCCTCGACGCCAACAAAACGCTGCAGCGCCTTGGCCGCTCGACCAACACCCGAGTTGACAGACCAGTCAAATACCGACCAGTCAACGCCGGACGGCAGCTCGTCGCACTTGGCCCTGTCCCAGTAGCGCGCCTTGTACAGCGGCGCGACGTCCTCGGCGCTTAGGGCGCGCATCTCGGACTCGTCCACCTTGCGGTCGAGCCAGTCCTCGTACACCGCCTTGGTCACCCCCAGGTTTGTCATACCACCCGGGTCTTTAGGATGGTTTACGAACCCGCCCTCGTGCTTGAGTAGCATGGTCAAACAGTCTCGAAAATTTTCTTTCATCCTTACACCTCGCTGACGTCAATTATCTCGCCCCTGAACTCGACAGCATCCTCGCTGTGCTTAATGACCAGCTCGGGCATGAGCAGCTTGCCATCGACAAACGTCAGCACCGCGAACCCTGAACGCCAGTTAGTCGGGTTCATCTCCAGGTAATCGCTGAATTGCTTGCCGTCGGTCTCGGCCAGGCAACCCGTGTCTACGCCGTACCTGGTGCCACGGTAGTCTGTAAAAGGTGTCACTTTTAGGCTATGCAGGTGACCAGTAATCGTGTGTAAACCTGATAAAAGCGTATTGTTGTGGGTAGCGTGTATGCCCCCGCGATACCTGTGCTTGACAACCGTGTCCTCGTTGATCCAACAGGCCCAAGCAGGTTTCCATGCCGGGAAGTGGTCTTTGAGCTGGAATCCATCGACGCTCTCATACTGAGAAGCGTGGGCGGCCAGGAAGTTCTCGTAGCGCGCGTCATGGTTGCCTAAGCACCAGGTCAGCCATACG